ATCCAAAGGTAATAAAATTAAGTCTGGTTCCAAGCGATGGTTTTAAAGACATACGAGATGACATAATAGAATTTACCACGCTGGCGCTCAAGCACGAAGCGTTTTCCTTCGAACGGTTACAGTATCAACGTCTTTTGGCGGAAATCGGTAAAAGCGATGCTCCAGATGAAGTGCGCCAAAAGGCTTTGCAAAGCCTGCTTACAACAAGCCACTGGGGATTTATGGAAGATATTCCCGATTACAAAAAAGTAATCATGGATTCTGTCGGAATAGAGAAAACTTAATGATAGTCTATGGAATTGATCCTGGTCTGTACGGCGCAATCGCGCGCTTCGATTTAACGGAGGGCTTCCTTGAAATTCACGACATGCCAATCATGGAAGTGAATAAAAAGAAGGTAGTCTCTCCGCAGCTCGTTTCTGACATACTGCGGCAACAACATGCACCCGTCTACATAGAGAAGGTGGGTGCAATGCCAGGACAAGGAGTAACGTCTATGTTTTCCTTTGGCCGCAGTTACGGAATACTCTTGGGCTGTGCTGCTGGATTACAAATGCAAACTACTGTTATAACGCCTCAGATGTGGATGCGCGCGCTGAACTGCCAAAAGGGTAAGGACGGGAACCGGCAACGGGCCTGTGAAATATTCCCAGCATACGCACAGATGTTTGCGCGAAAGAAGGACGACGGAAGAGCAGATGCTGCATTACTCGCCTATTATGGCGCTTTATTTGTCGAGCTTGTTGATTCATGTGACATACAGAAACGGAATAATAATGCTTAGTATAAAACAAATTATGAACGATGCCAAAAAAATCCGCCCGACACACCACTGCGCGTGATGCGTACTGGCACACCGGAAAACGCAACGAAGAGCGTTGCGAGTTAGCTTTGCTGTGGCTGCGCGTAATCGAACAGGCGTGGCGCGACTGTCACAACCTAGACAACTCAGATGTCTACAAAGCGCGAGATGCAAGAGGATCACTAATTTGGATTATCGAAAACACTGAAGACTTCGATGCTGTGTGCGGAATGGCCGGCATCGATTCAAGCCAATTTCGTTCAGTGACACTGAAAACGGTCACTCAACGTTATGATAGCGATTTCCTGTCGCGAGTGTTCGCCCAACACTTTAATTTTGGGCGCTAAACAACGGACTGCAAAGGATATTCAATGCCGTTAAATTTTGTAAACGAAGGTGGTGGAGGCGCATTTGTGCGTTTCTCAGTAGAAGACAACGAGTGGCTGCGCTCAAGCGAAGGCGGCGATCTAAAAGAATTTGATCCGTCATCCGGCGTTGTTATCGACATCTCAAACGTCAAGCTGGGCTGGCTCAAGCTATCTGGTGGCCGTGATTGGGTTGAATGGCCTAACAATGATCCATCACAAGCTGCGCGACCAAGCGATCAGCATAAACAAGGTTTCCTTGTAAAGATGTTCAGCTCCAAGCTGTTCGATGACGAGCCAGTGCGCGAACTCTGCACCAGTCAGACCGGCATGAATATCTTCATCAAAAAACTGTACGAAGAATGCGAGAGCGCGCCTGAGTTTAAATCTGGCAAGGTTCCGGCCATCGCAATCACCAAAGCAAAAGAAAAGATGAAGATCGGCGCTGGTTCAACGCGCGTTCCTCCATTCGAAATCAAACAATGGGTCGACCGACCCTCTGAGTTAGCTGGTGGATCGCCTGTGCCACCAGCTCCAGCACCAGCGGTTTCTTCCTCCGCCAGTGCTGTAGGCGACGACGTTTCTTTCGAGATTTAGTCGCAACACTGGGGGCGGTTCGCCGCCCCCTTTTTTACGAACTTGGGGTAAATCATGGCAGATAAATTAGAATGGGCGAAGCTCTGGGCCGAAAAAGGTTTCAGCGTTGTACCAGTCCACTATGTAAAAGAAGACGGATCATGCAGCTGCTCGTCTGGAGCGGGTTGCGATAGTCCTGGCAAACACCCAGCACCATCACGTTGGAAGCGGTATCAAGAAAAAGCAGCTGATGTAGATCAACTAGAGATGTGGTTCGAGGGTCGCTTTAAAGAATATAACTTGGGCGTGGTTACTGGATCAATTAGCGGCAACGTGTACGCCGTCGATGTCGATGTCAGCGAAGGAAAGGTCGGGCAAGACACTCTTGATGATCTGTGCATGGCGAACGATGACATGCCCGAAACCTTCGAGCAGCGTACCGGAAGCGGTGGCAAACACATCTTTCTGCGCGCTCCCGAAGGCACGGCAATCATAACAGGCAAAAACGTTCTGGGTGATGGCATAGACACGCGCGGCGAGGGCGGGTTCGTCGTCGTTGCACCAAGTAACCACAAATCGGGCGGCAAATACCGCATCGAAGACTGGGCAAAGGACAACGAAATTGCTGATAGCCCTTCTTGGGTGACGCAACTCAGCAAGATCGATGCAGCGCGATACGACGACACAAACATCCAAGACAAAAAGACAGATATGTTTGGCGACCTCACCGATGGCCGTGAAGGCTACATGGTTGAGCTGCTGCTGGGAACCATCCGAACGTGGTGGGTGACAAAAGGTGTGCTGCCGACAGTCGAAGAGCTGGTTGAAGACGCATGGCCCACGTTCGAGATGAGAGCAAAGGCCCGTGGCTCGTCGCTGGCCGACGACGGCAGAGGCAAAGAGCTTTTCCAAAAGAAGGCGTGGTATCAACTAAAACGCGCAAACAACAACGAACTCCGCATTCTGCAAAACGTAGAGCCAGGATCGGAAGCGAATACTAGCGCACCCTTTTCGGAAAGCGCTGGTAGGTCCGAAAGCCTGTCATCATTGACCCCAAGCTCTGATGACGGCTTTCGGATTTCAGACTGGGGCATGAACCGCTACAGCGGTGAACCGCCCGAAATGGAATGGCTGATCGATGGCGTCCTTCCTAGACGTGTGCCAGGTCTAATCTCAGCGATTGGCGGATTAGGTAAGTCGTTCATGCTGCTTGATCTATGTATGAAAGTCGCAGGCGGCGATCAGGGGATGCACCAAGAAAACGCGCTTGGGGGCAGCGTTCTTCACAACGGCAAAGTCGTTTTTTTCGGAGCAGAAGACAGCGCAAACTCTATGCACAGGAGAATTGCCAGCATCGGTGGCCGTAACCTGCAAGATCGCGCAGCCGGAAACCTGTTTGTCGTGCCAATGCCCGACGCTGGGGGACCAACGCCGCTCATAGTCAACGCAATGGGCCAGTACAGCGTGACACCGGCCTTTGTTGAAATCAGACGCCAGCTGCTCGAAATGGGTGAAGTGGCTTTGATTGTCATCGATCCGCTACAAGCTTTTGCCGCAGCCGACATCAACACAGACCCAGCAGCCGCGCAATACTGGTGGTCGCTCATGTCACACCTGTGCGTCGAAACAGGCGCAAACATTATGATCGCTCACCACATGCGCAAAGACGGCGCGTTCAACATCACAAAAGCCAGCCAAGCCAGAGAAGCAATCCGAGGCACAACGGCGTTGGTCGATGGTGCGCGGTGGGCATACAGCTTGTGGGCCATGAATGAAGCAGATGAACTGGTACTAGCGCAGAAGCTGGACAACATCGAAGCGGGTGTTGGTCAATGCGCGCAAGGTGCTGTGGTCAAATCAAACGACGCCTGTGACATGCACATCCGCAACTTCATCAGAGGTGAAACCGGACTGCTGATTGACCGCACAATGGAAGTCAGCGGCATCTTGGACGCATCAACAAAGCTGGATCGAGGGCAGACGCAAGCCGTGTTTGACGAAATAACGCGGCGCTGGAACACGTCAGACCCGTTTTCAATGGCCGTTAACACGCAACGCAGCCTGCAAAACTTCCTTTATTCTGACTACGGAATGCCAAAACGCGCAGCCAAGTCATACATCAAAGCGTGGTCAGACCAAGGCTTCATCGAAAGCGCCGTCCACGACAGCAAAACAAAGACCAAGGGCATCAAGGTCATCAAAACGCCCGATCAGCAACAATGGAGGGCATACTGATGACTGAAAACGACGACATGATGATCCGAGCAATAAAACGCCAAGCGGAAATACTTGTTCTCGACCTTAAAAGAGCGCCGGAGCGCCTTACGCAGGCACAAAGAGCCGAAAACATAGCAGCCCTAGCGGACAAGCTAATCAATGGCTGACTGGATCGACTGCCCGATGTGCGAAGGCGAAGGCGGATATTACGTCGATGTTCCAATGCGCCAGAGCTTCACCCGCGACGTAGGCGAGTACGAGGAATGCTGGCAGCAATGCGAAGACTGCGATGGAGCAATGCAAATAGAAAAGGAAGACGAATGAACTGCATGAACTGTGGGATGGAAAACGACACAAAGGGATTTAGAAACTGTGAGAGCTGCCGAAAACGGTGGCGCGAAGCACAAAGAAACCCAGAGGGAAACGCCGCCAAATTGCAAAAGATGCAGTCGAAAATGGCAAAGCAAACAAACGAAATCGCAATGCTATTGCGCAAGCTGGAAGCAGTAACAAAAGACAAATTAGCGCTCCTAAATGACATCAAATGGATGCGGGGCGAATTGGACGAAAATCGTCACTTCCGCCAAAATAATTTCACTTCCGCCAGCGGAGATGAAGGGGGGGAACACCCGATTTTGGCGGAAGTGGAGGGGGGGAACCCCGAAAATTGGCGGAAGTAAGAAATGAAGCAGCTTCAAAATATGGGAAAAGTGGCGGAAGTGGGCGGAAGTGGGGCGGAAGTAAACCCCCGTACCCCCTATACATTACTTCCGCTAGGGCGGGAATGTAATGAAAGGAAGGAGGTACGACGTGCCAGCAAAAACAAGATATAGCGCGCCAAAGAAGAGCCGTAAAAAAGTTGTAGCGGATGACAGCTTTAAAGCACCACTGATGTGGTCGGACAAACGGTCAGACATTTGCAACGCTGCCGTGGCATCAGTCGACAAGGTGGCCCGTGATTTGGAAATGAGGTGGGGGATTGGGAAGCTGGAGGAACTAGCTCCGCCCAAGCTTGCCGTCGCCTTCGAGCAAGCCAGACAAAACTTCAATGATGCCGCGAATGGCGACGACCACAAATATCTCGTCCAA